AACCGCATCTTTTACCTCAGCAGCAGTGGAAGTATTAGTACCATCCGATACATTCTCAGCATTATCAACTTTACCATCATTGTCAGTATCATAGGTTCCTTTATACATATCCCCACCACCCCCGCCGCCAACATGGGTATGGCTGGATATTTCACCTATTAACTTGGCTTCGATTTGTTCTTTTGTAATATCCCCTAAATTTTGGTCATCAGCATGGAACGCATGAAAATTAGATATATCGGGTTTGTTAACAATATTCTCATAATTAACTTTATATTCACCGTCTTTTTGTAATGGGGTTTTCATTGTTTTTGTCCTGTGATGCCTCCGATTAACGCATCAAGGGCTGTGTTATTGCCTAATTGTGCCTGGGAAGCGTCCTTAGCAGCTTTAGCACCCATTTCTGCGCCTTGTGCCATTACTGCCGCATCCTGTTGCTGTTCTGCCTTAGCCTGAGCTTGGGTCTTAGCCTTGCGTATAGCCATCACTGCTTCAGGACTGGCCATAATCTTAGCCGGTATACCTGACATCTCAGCATATTCCTTGGCTGCCTGGTCCCAGTCTATGGTGTCTAAGATATTGGGATTAGCTTGCGCCGATGCCATAACGAATTGTATAACCTGATTGATAGCTGTAATCCCTGTCATCTTCTGCGCTTGAGCTAAGACAGAGACATACTGAACTTTTAATTCCATGCCCTGTATTTCTTGCGGTGGTTCAGGGATAAGCCCATTCCGATACATGATAGCGAATGTCCTATCAATGAGTGGATTGAGCAATTCTGATTCAAGTCTCTCTAATACCGGGCCTAATACGGTCAGCTTCTCTGCCTGGCGCTCTGCTACTTCTGTTGCGGTTATTGGAGTACCTGAACGCTCAGCGTCAATCATCATCAGGAACAGGTCGCTAAAACTCTTGCGCTTAATAGCCGCTTGAGTTTTTTCAATGGTTGCTTCCATATTAGCCAGGTCAGGTTGCACTTGATAAGCCGGCTTTACCCCTGCATTAGGCAAAGTAGCACTAAATCTGGTAATGCCACCCGGAAGCATGTTAGCCTCACCTTGTACGCTTGCGTCAACCTGCACCGGTGGATTAGATACTTTATCCAAGGCAATCAGTTTATTCTTCTGTAACTTCTGCAACATCTTGACATCACCGAGCATCTTCCAACCCGGGCTTCTACCATAGACATCTGCGGTAGTGGTAGTCTGCCAACGCGGAGTCAATACAGGCATCTCTTCATAGCCGCCGATACGCAGGTACTGGTCATTACCGGCACTATCTTCCCAGTAGACGCATCTATATTTCATATTACGAAAATCTTTATATTCAGGCACACGGTCATCATTCTCTTCAATCAGAAAGTTTACCTTTACCCAGGCGTCAGGATTATTGCTTTTAAATGCTGTCTGTGTCTGCATAGAACAATTATCTATTCCGAATTCATTGATTAACTGTGATACCGTCATCCAGAAGCGGCGATAGAAGGCGTTACACCTGCCGTCATGCCCGCAACCTAAGTAATATTCACCGATGGTATAGACGCGCATCCTTATTACATCATTGTAATCTTCCTCAAGGAAAGCACAGGCTGTGCCAAAGGTAGCCACTTCTTCATAGATACTCGCCAGTCCGCCATAAATATTACTCTTGGCAAATATATCCAGCATCCTGGTGTTTACATCATCAAGCCAGTATTTCACATTGGCCAGTTGCATTAAGTCAGGGTCGGGCAGGGCAAGCCTAAACCACGGCCTTGAAGGTGATGTTAATCCGCTTACCATCCCACTTGATAGAGTCATTACGCAATCTTCCGCGGTTGAGTCTATTACTGTCTTGTGGTCTATAGTCTTGCCTACATTGGGTTGTGTTTCATAGAAGAACCCTCTGGTAGGGTTGATGTATAAACTTAAATCTTTCCAGGCAGGATACCAAAGCATACCCTCGGTCTTTAAAGCATTAGCGCGCTTAAGGAATGGCCAACGGTCAAGTTTAAATGTATCCATAGTTTTTAACTCCCTAATACTTTTTTACCCTCTCCGCCTGATAAATCTGCACCTGCTCCCATAATCCCTGCCGGTCTTGTCTTGATAGTGCTTAAGACGCCCTGTTTTAACTTCCTTCGTCTCTCTAATTCCTCTTGCCCGGTTAATTGCGGTGCTGTTTGTGATGGTTGTGGTACTGGTGTTGGTGCTGGTGCTGCTGGTGCTTTAGGTGCTTTTCCTCCCCCACACATAATATTTTCCTCCTTATTTTAAAACATCATATTCAGTCTTAGCGAATTCAAGATTGCCTTGTGCCTGCATCTCAAGAGGCATATCTGATTTACGGGTTAAGAATGATTCATAACAACAACCCATCATCAACGCATCTGCGCGGTCAGGAGATTTTAATCCTTCCTTACGCAATTCCTCTTTGCCGATGATTGCCTTCTGTCCCCTGCCTGTTGAGCGATATTTATATTTAATGCCTAACAACTGTTCTGATAATTCAGGATCATCTATAATCTTTAAGAATGAACGGTCAAACAACTCTTTCATCAGAAAGAAACCCTCGGAGCGCTTGTTATAATAAAGTGGGTTGCTTGGCGTTGATGAACCAATAAAAGGTTGAATACGCAACTTAAGTTCTCTTAACCTATCTGTCACTCCACCGCCCATCCCTGTATCATCAATCACGATTACCGTAAACCTCATTGAGCGGTGCATATCCAATATCTTGCCGCACGTCTCCATAAGACTTCTATTGCGCCAGGTTTCCTGATGTATCTGCACTATGTGAGAATCAGATACCTTTTCCAATACGCAGAATACAGTCTCATCCTCGCCGTATCTGGCTACATCAACACTCAATATCCTGCCGTATGAGCCAAAGTAATTGAATGTCAGTTTGCTTGATTGGTACACTTGCTTGGTATTCAACAACCTATCAGAATCACCCAGTTCCTCAAAACTATTCAGCACAAACTGATTGTAATGATTAGGCGCTTCTGTCTCCATGTGCTTTAAATCCTCAATGAACTTAGGCGGGAGATTGTCTTCATTGTCAAAGGTCTGGGCTAAGGTGCAGTCATACTCATCTGAAGGCGGGTTGTTGACCCAATGTTTCCACATCCAGTTATGTCCGCAGGCATTGGCTACTAACATCAACTGTTGAAATGGCCCGGCAGTACCGCGCATCCTGTCTCTTAAGAAAGTAAATTCCTGGTCGGTTTCAAACTCTTCAGACTGCTCAATGCCACAGATATCAAGAGTGTAATTCTTTAAAACGTTAGGCGTGACTTCCTTACCATGCTTGAACATGATTACCGAACCATTATCAAAACGGTATTCCTTATTCGAACCTACGCGGCAATCAAAGTATCTTTCAAAATCTTTTATGGTGGATGATTCAAGGTCGGTAAACTCACGGCGGATTATCATAGCGAGGGTCTTGGGGTATTCTTGGCAGAAGTGCCAAATCTTCAACAACATCATGTAAGTCTTGCCTGTGCCGATGCCGGCTATTAAAGCGGGGAAGCGCTTCTTAGAATCAAAGAATTCGGCTTGATACTGCTTCAGTTTCAGTTCCAAGTTTCTCCTTGGGTTTATAATCCTGGGGATAGACTATGATTATCTTAGTGCCGCTATCTACTTGTCCGGATAGTTCTGTCTTTTGTAATACTTTACCGTCTAATCTATCCAATATCTCTTTAATGGCTGAAGTCTCACCTTGGCAACCATTGAGCAATAAACGCCACATCACGGCATCCTTGACTTTACCCTCTATCTTGTTATTCGTTTCAGGGTCAATATAGTTTATTTTCTTATTGAGGAAACGTTTGAGTAGCGGGGTGAGATATTGCTTAGCATGCTTTCGTTTTGAAGGGTCAGGTTGTTTAGTAGATGTAAAACGACCTTTTGCTAAATTAGCTAATTGAGCTTCAGTTTGCATTTTCCCTGTAATTCTCCTGTCAAAAAGAAAAAGCCGACCCCGCCTGTACAGGAGTCGGCTCTAATAAAAAAACCCGATACCGCCGTATACGGCAACGGGTTAATTTAT